ACCAGAATGCTCTAAGATCTACAACCATTTCAGTAGCAGATGGATTTGCTACTTTAAATTTATTAACATCAATTAATACAGATTCAAATCCTGTTCCCGTATTGTCTCCACCCCATGTTATATATGGAGTACCAGAAAGTGGCCAACTTCCTCTGAGACCCCACCCTATATAATTAGGTTGGGTTGTTTGTCCTACATTTGGAACTCTTATTCCAGTTCTAGTATCTAAATCAACACCATCAGTAAATTGGTATGTTATCATTATATAATTAGCATCAAAATTGAATGTAGTTTGACCTAAAGTAAATTCAGTTGTTGCTGTACAACCATTAGAATCTGTTAATACCACAACATAACTTGTGTTTTCAGATAATGATGATAAATTTAAAGTATCTCCAATTAGGCGTACTGGATTAGAAAGACCATTAAGTGTAACGGTTACTTCACCAACTCCACCACTAAATTTTATAGTTGCTGTACCATTTCTACCTTCTATATCTGTTGGGTTATCAGTCTTAGTATCATCTATTGTTAAATTACATATAACTGGTGAAGGTGTTGGGGTTGGGGTTAGTGTTGGTGTATTAGTAGGTGTATTTGTGGGTGTATTTGTTGGAGTTGGAGTTGGTGATGCCTCTGGAGTAGGAGTTACTGTTGGGGTTGGGGTGTTAGTAGGTGTATTAGTAGGTGTAACAGTAGGAGTAGGAGTTGGAGCTGCTACTTCAACTATATTAGCGTCAAATGTACAGTTAACATAAGAAATGATCTGACCTTCTAATAAACAATCTACATCTAACGAAACAAACGTAAATGCTTTATTTACCTCTAAAGGAGATATTATTATATCGGATGAATTGAATTGTTTGAAGGCGCCCATTCATTCTTAGAAATCTAATTTAACTCTTACTAAAGCTTCTTTAGTAAAATCTTTTAATAAAGGTTTTGATAATTTTGCAACACCTAATAACTCGTTTTGATCATTATATAGTCCTACAGTTGTAACATAAACTTGTGGATTATTAATTGATGAATTGTGGTATACTTCACCTGTTGTACCCGTCATAAATGAAGGATTTTCGGTGTAGTTAAATTCACTGTTTCTTACTCTAACAAAAACAAAATCTGATGATAATGTTTCTTCGCAGTTTAATTTAAAAGATCCACCCTCTTTAATTACATTAAATAATTTTGATGGGTTTCTATTTTCTGTGTCGTTTTGTCTTTGGGTTGTTAAACCAATCCCAACGTCAAAAGCACCTGGGGAAGCTTGACCCGCAGGTAAATCTAAAGCTACACCATTTAAAATAATTAAACCCGTATCTGGGAGGAATAACCCATATGAACCCCGAGTAGTTTCTCCAGAATGAATACCATCACTACTACCTGGGGAAGCTCCTTGTCTTACAATTTGATATGCTCTTTGGGTTCCATAGTAGGTTGGAATTGTAACGTTCGTAGATGCATCTGTTAATCTTAAAGTATTAGTTCCATTTTTTAGTAATAAACTTAAAGATCCAGGGAGCATTTTTTCTTTATATCTAGCCCTTTCTACTGAAATAACGTATATATAAGGTGATGTTGTAGGATTTAAAGTACCAAAAGTAAATGAACTGTTTTCATCTTCTAATACTAAAGTTCTAAATTGACCATATACTGTTGTTGTTGGTGATTTACCTGAGACATTATTGTTATATAATACACCCCCAGCACCTGTAGCATCACCATAAGAAATATCAAATTGAGGTTCAGCTGAGATTGAAGTTGAAGCTGTTTGATATACAGCTAAATAATACTCTCCTGAAACTGAGGCTTGTTCTTGGGTTGATGATGTATGGAATGTGTCTAACACTACTTTCCTATCAGTCCAAACTGTTTGAGATACAGAATCTGAACTAACTAAAAAATCTTCGGCTTCTAATCTTTTAAATCCCATATCTTATTATGTTGTTTTATTGATTGTTATAGGAATAGTAACTCTGGCACCACTGTCTAGTCCTACCACTGTTAAAGTAGTTACTAAAGTTGATTGGTTACCAAATAATGTATTCACTGTTGTAGCAGTTAAGTTAATTTGAGTTCCAATAACAGTTTTAGAAACACTAGTTCCAATTGTTGTTGTTGAGTTTGCAGCAGCGGAAGCATCATTATTAATTCCTACCCCATTAAATGTGTTTAATAATCTTACATCAGCAATAGTTGCAGAGTATCCACTAGTTTCAAATGTTTGAGAATTACCTAGGTAATTTAAGGTTTGAGGTGTGATTGCTAATTGAGCTCCTTGTTTTAAAGTAATAGCAGCATATCCTAAATCTAATGCTGGTAGTTTAGCTGTACCCCTTGGTAAAGTAACTAATTTATACTTCATAATTTGACTTTCATCTGGAAATGCTTCTAGTAGAGGCATGTTATCGAGTGCTTCCCCATAATAGGAAGAACCAGATGGATGGTTTGGATTATACAAAGTATAATCTATTTCATCATCTGATAAAGCAAATTGTGTTATTCTAA